GTGTCTGCTTTGCAAGCGCAAGTCGATGCCCTGCGTACTCGCGTTAACCGTCTGCAAGCGGTGCGTGGTGGCCTCCAGCGTCGATTGGATGCGCTCAACGCAACCGCTCCCAGCACGGCTACGCCTCCCGTCACGCCGACTGTGGTTCCGCCCACCTCTACGGCTGTTCCCCCGCCCCCGGCTACGGCCCCGCATGGCGTGTCTACGGCGACTTTGGACGCTGTCCGTACTCTGCAAACGATGTACGGTGAGGCCCGTCTGGACGAAATGCTTCAGCGTATGGGTGGCCGTCAGGCTGTCCTGTTGTCGATGGAGCGTCTCCAGCAGCTTCTGGACATCCAAGTGCGTGAAGGTGGCGATGTCACAGGCCGTGTAAGCCGCATCATCTCCCGCGCTTCGCGTGACTTCAACACGCTGGGCTTCTGGGATTTCCACAACGAGTGGTGGATGAACTCGCTCGTGTCTTCGTCAACCACATGGGCTGGCGTGCAGTTCCTAGGTAACGCCCTGACCACCATGACTATTCCGCTGGAGCGTATGCTTGGCGGTATGGTTACGGGTAACGCCCGTTCTATCCGCAGCGGCCTCAACGCCTACATCGGTATGGCTACTGGTCTGCTGGACGGTCTGGGTGTGATGAGCCGTGCGTTTGCTGAAGGCCGTCCGATTGGTACGAACATGGGTATGGAGCGGACTCGCCAACAGGCGTTCACCCGCGACAACATCCCCCTGTCCAACATGATGGCCCGTGGTGCTGGTAATGTGGCTGGCCCCCAAGCACAGCGTGCTGCCGAAGTGTCCTTCGACTTTATGGGTGGCCTTGTGCGCCTCCCCATGCGCTTGATCTTGACGGGCGACGAGTTGTTCAAGCAGCTCAACTACCGTGGTCACCTGCGTGCCAATGTCCTCGACAACTTGGATGCAACTGGTGTGGTTGGCCCCGAGCGTGCTGCCCGTATGCAACAGGCTATGGATCTTGCCATCGTCAACGGCGAGTTCGTGTCGAACCAGCGTCTGATCCGTGAAGGTCAGGAACGCGCTCGTACTGTCCTTGGCCCCCATGCCACCGCAGATGAGCTGCTGGACTACGCACAAAACTACCGTGACGAGTACTGGCGCAACAGCGGTACGGTCGCTACAAACTTCCGTGAAGCATCTCAGCGTGCCCGTAACACGGCACTTGAGGCTACGCTGCAAGCAGACCCTCGCTATGACTGGCAGCGTACTGTGATCAACGCAGTAACTCGCCACCCCGCTATGCGAGTGTTCTTGCCGTTCGTTAGCACGCCTATCAACGCGCTGATCTATGCGGTGGATCGTAACCCTGTTACCCCGCTCATGGACTTCGTCAAGCTGGGCTTTGGCAACCGTGCAGCCACGCGCATGGATCGCATGGGTGCTCCGGCATTCGTTAGTCGCTCTCTGCGCGAACAGGAATCTCGCTTCCTACGCGAGCTGTCTAGCGAAGATCCGACCGTGCGTGCAGACGCTGCTGGACGCGCCCTGTTCGGTACTGCGGTACTGGGTATGGCGTGGTCGATGGCAGCTAGCGGCAACTTGACTGGCCGTGGCCCCAAGAACCCCGACGAGTCCAAGACATGGCGTAACGCTGGCTTCCAACCGTACAGCTTCAAGAGTCCTGTCACCAACGAATGGATCAGCTTCAACCGAGTTGACCCGTTCAGCTCCATGCTGGGATTCATTGCCGACAGCACCATGGCGGTTCAGTACCTCCACGCTGACCGCGATGGCCTCCAGCTTGGCGAGGAGATCTGGGCTTCGGCGTTCTACGCAATCACCAACCAGCTCACTCAGAAGAGCTACCTGCAAGGCATCAAGTCCTTCGTCGAGATCTTTGGCGATGAGTCCGGCCACAAGGGTGCAGAGTGGGCCAAGCGTTACGGTGCATCGCTGGTTCCGTACCAAGGTATGCGCCGCACGGTGACTGACCTGTCGGACGAGTATGTCCGTAACCCGAATGATGGCGAGATGCTTGATGGTCTTATCAACCATGTGTGGGCATCGACTCCGGGATTGTCGGAAGAACTGCCGCCGATGCGTGATGCGTTCGGTCTGCCAGTCAAGAAGGCTGATAAACTCGGCCCCGACCTGTTCTCGCCCATCTCCGTCAAGGAACGCTCGACGAATGCGCTGGATCGCGAGCTGATCTCTCTGGGTGAAGCTCTCAAACCGCCGAGCTACACGGTTGAAGGGCTTGACCTGCGTAACATCAAGACGGGCCGTGGAGCTAACGCTTACGACCGTTACCAAGAACTGGCTGGTCAGGTTGTGATCAACAACAAGACTGTACGCCAAGCTGCTGAAGCGTTAATTCAAACTGAACGCTATCAGCGTATGACCCCCATCGGTACGGACTTGGTCGATAGCCCCCGCATCTACGCTATGCGTGCTGTTCTGGCTAAGTACCGTGCCCGTGCATGGCAAATGCTGGTCAATGAGTCGCCTGAACTCAAGCAAGTGCGTAACGAGCTGCGCTTGATGAAGCGTGACGCAAAGATGGGCATCGCTCCGTCCGTATTGGACACCCAAGACTAATTCCTAATGAACACTAACGAGAAAATCGACGCTAACCTAGTAGAAGTCCTAGTCGCCATCGGTCGCATCGAAGGCAAGATCGAGACTATGAGCGACAAACAGACCCAAGTGGCCGAGCGTATTACTAAGCTAGAAACCCGTATCGTCGAGCTAGAGATGTCCCGAGCGTGGTTCTTGGGATGGGCCGCTGCCGTGGCTACGGTAGCATCAATCGTAGCGAGGTATCTATTTCCATGACCGACCTAAGTGAAACATTCGCAACCTTGCACCAAGCCCTAGCCGAAGACCTCCTAGCTCGCATCCGCAGCGGTCAGGCTACAGCGGCTGAACTCAATGTGGCCCGACAGATGCTGAAAGACAACGGCATCGAGGCTGTCCCAGTCAAAGACAGCGGCCTCGAAGGGCTAGCCAAGATTCTCCCATTCGATGACACGCAAAAGTACGGCACTTGATCTTAGTGACTTCAGGAACTTCGTGTTCCTCTGCTGGCGTGGGTTAGGTCTCCCTGACCCGACCCCAGTCCAGTACGACATTGCGTCTTACTTACATCACGGCCCAAAACGCTCCATTGTTCAAGCGTATCGTGGTGTAGGCAAGTCGTGGATTACCTCGGCTTATGTGCTGTGGTGGCTCTACCATCACCCTGCCGACAACATCCTCGTAGTATCGGCATCGAAGACTCGTGCTGACGACTTCACGACCTTTACCCTTCGTCTAATCAACGAGCTACCCTTCCTCAACCACCTTGCCCCACGGGGCGAGCAGCGCAACTCCAAAATCGCATTTGATGTCGGCCCTGCTCCTGCTTCTCATGCCCCGTCTGTTCGTTCAGTTGGTATTACTGGTCAGATCACGGGTAGCCGCGCCAATCTTGTCGTGGCTGACGACATCGAAGTAGCCAACAACTCGTGGACACCCGGTATGCGCGAGAAGCTGCTGGAGTCCATCAAGGAATTTGACGCAGTCCTCAAGCCCGGCGACAGCAGCAAGGTGTTGTTCCTCGGTACGCCCCAGTCTGCTGAGTCGATCTACTCTATCCTCCCAAGTCGGGGATATAATACTCGCATCTGGCCTGCTCGTATGCCTACGGTCAAGCAGCGCAAGGGCTATGCTGAAAAGCTGGCTCCGTTTATCGACGGACTCGGTCTGGACGAGGGCGACCCAATCGATCCTAAACGCTTTAGCGACCTAGACTTAGAAGAACGCGAGCTATCCTACGGACGCTCAGGATTCGCTCTCCAATTCCAGCTCGACACCTCCATCAGCGATGCTGACCGCTACCCGCTCAAGCTGTCGGACTTAATCGTTGACGACCTTGACAATACTCACGGATTCGAGAAGCTGGTTTACGCTTCTGACAGAACACTAGAGTGGGACATCGAGACCCTCGGGTTTAGCGGCGACCGTTACTACCGCCCCATGTCCCGTGTCGGTCAGCCCACCAAGTATGACGGTATCGTCATGACTATCGACCCCAGCGGTCGTGGTAAAGACGAGCTGGGCTACTGTGTCATCGCCAAACTCTCCCACCAGTTCTTCGTCCTCGACGCTGACGGTGTCCGTGGTGGATACACCGAACAGAACCTCACACGACTAGCGCAAGTCGCTGCTAAATACAAGGTTACGGAGATCGTACACGAAGCGAACTACGGTGACGGTATGTGGGGTCAGCTCTTTGCCCCGATCCTCCGTAAGTACCACCCATGCACCCTGACCGAGGTCAAACATTCGTCGCAAAAAGAGCGGCGAATCATCGAGACCCTCGAACCAGTCATGAACCAGCACCGCCTGATCTTCGACCGCAAGCTGATCGAGCGTGACCTAGCCTTCGTCCGTAACGACACCAGCGACATGGGTGTCGAACAACGCCTCAAGTACAGCCTTCTCTTCCAACTAGCCCACATCACGCTTGATCGTGGAAGCCTAGTCCACGACGACCGCTTAGACGCTCTATCGATGGCCGTCAACTACTGGGTCGAAAAGATCGGCGCATCCGTTGATGATGCTATGGCTGTCCGTAAGGCTGACCGTCTCCAAAAGGAGCTGGACACCTTCGTCGAGCACGCCATTGGTAGAAAGCCAACCCCCCAAGGCTGGATGGG